GGATAAAGAAAAGCGTCGTTTGTTACTGGAAGAAACGAAGAAGATGGTAGAGCAAGGCGGAATAGAATGAATACAGAAGCAACATTAATATCTGCTGTATGTAAGAATAAAGATATCAGTACGCTACTAGCAGACAATGTAGACGATCTATTCACCTCCCATAAAGATATTTGGGAAGGCCTAAAGTCATATTATTATAAGTTTAAGGCTGTCCCAGAAGTTGGGATCCTTCAGGAAAAGTTTAAAGACTTTGAGCCAGTAGAAACAAAAGCAGAGACTGGTTATTATTTAGACACACTTAAGAATGAATTTTTGTCTGCAAAGCTAAAGAACATTTTATTGAAAAGCGGCTCAGCATTAAAAGAAGATGCAGCTTCAAGAGTATTAGAACAAATGCAAAGCCAACTTGCTGGGCTAAGCCGATTTACTAATAACGTAAGAGACTTAGATATTACAGATGCGGATGCTGCAATTAGGCATATGGAGTTGCTTCGTGTTAGGTCTGCCGAAATGGGTGGTTCTCCAGGCATCAAGACGGGCTTTGAGGCCATAGATTTGGCATACCCAACAGGCATGGCCCCAGGACACCTAATCGTCGCTATCGGCTGGCCAGGGCGTGGTAAGACATGGTTTACTTCATACCTTGCCTGTAAAGCCTGGGAACAAGGATTTAAGCCAATGATTGTTTCCCTTGAAATGTCTCCAGAGAATATGCGTGACCGTATTTATACTATGCTAGGCTCTGGATTATTTAAAGCTTCTGATTTTTCAAAGGGTGATATTAATATAGATGACTTCCGTTCGTGGTCACAGAAGAAGTTCGAAAACAAGAACAGCTTTATTTTGATTTCAAACGAAGGAAATACTGAAGTTACTCCAGCAACTATTCAAGGCAAGATAGATCAGCATAAGCCAGACTTAGTTATTCTTGATTACCATCAATTGTTTAATGATAACAAGCGAAGCAATTCTGAAGTTGAGCGTAACCGAAATGTCTCTCGTGAATTTAAGATGCTGGCAGTATCTAACAATATTCCAATTATTGATATTACTGCTGCTACTGCAGACGATGTGTCAGATCAAGACAATCCTCCTATGATGTCTCAAGTAGCTTGGTCAAAGGCAATTGAATATGATGCCGATATGGCTATGGCAGTGCATCGATATCCAGGAACTAACATGATTGAGATTGTTTCACGCAAGAATCGACATGGACACGAGTTTGGTTTATACTTAGATTGGGATATCAACAGGGGTATCGTCAAAGAGATTTATGAGAATCCATTCCAAAATAATGAATCACAAACCGATAAAAAGATTTCAAGTTAGAGTTGAATTTCTAGACGACTCTGATATGGTTCGTATTAAGCATCAATATGAAAGTATGCTTACGCACCAGATGAGAGATAAGGGATATCTTAGGGTACTTGACATAGATACTAACTTTTCGGTAGAATTTGACGGTACAACATGGGTGTTCTTAATGACACTCTATGGAACATATGTGGGAAAGAGGAAGGCATGGCACTCAGAAGCAATTACGCAAGGAAAGCTGATTCCACGCAGTACGCTGTCTCGCAAGTAAAAGCAATTGTAAAAGCTCTAGGGCTACACGAAACTTCAGAGGCAAACAATAACCTATTATTGTATTGCCCGTTTCATTCTAATAGACATACGGCAAGCTTTAGCATTAGTTGTGAGAACGGAGCGTGGCTCTGCTACAACCCAGCATGCGGAGAGTCTGGAAACCTTGTTGAGTTAGTTAAAAGAATCTTGCACAAGAATGATTTTGAGGCCCTTAGATTTATCGGGTCTAAGCAAAACGAAGCTCTAGAAAACTTTGACGAATTGCTATCTGGGCTAATGGAAGAGAAACCAGACTTTGAAGAGTTCCCACAAGAGACTCTTGATAAACTATACTCTGAGATTTCTTCAGCGGAAGAAGGCAAAGATTATTTTAAGTCTAGGGGCATAGAGTCACAATCAATTATTGATTTTAATCTAGGATACTCAAAGAATATGGGGATGGTTACTGTACCAGTTCACAGCCCAGACGGAATTGCAATTGGAATTGTTGGCAGATCTATCGAAGGAAAATCTTTTAAGAATAGTACAAATTTGCCTAAAAGCAAAACGATGTTTAATATACATCGTGCTAAAAAAATTGGCAGTAATGTCATAGTAGTAGAGTCCAGCTTTGATGCAATCCGTGTGCATCAGGCTGGCTTTCCTAATGTTGTAGCCACTCTTGGAGGATCTCTGTCCTCAGAGCAGCAAAGGCTACTAAATAAATATTTCAGCACAATTGTAATAATGACTGATGCTGATGAGGCTGGGCGTGAGCTTGGTCTAAGTATTGCAAATAGATTAAATACAAAAGACATCTTGTGGGCTTCCTATGACTATGGTAAGATATACCCTCATGACGCAAAAGATGTAGGAGATATGACGGATCAGGAAATACAGCAATGTATAAAAAATTCTGTTTCTCATATTGAATATGTCAGTTGGTAATGCTATACTAATAACACAGATGGATTTATACCATCAACTATAAACTAAGGAGATACAATGGGTATCGTTAAAGGACTAAAAGGCCTAAATAAGGTTATGGATGCACCGCAACACTCAAGCGGAGATGGAGTGAAGGCTCGTTGGGCCAAGTTAGAAGATGCAGAAAGCGTGAAGGTTCGTTTCCTTCAAGAGCTTGATCCAGATTCTCCAACATACAACGAAAAGAATGGCTTAGGCTTTATTGCCGTAGAGCACACAAATCCAAAAGACTATCGCCGTAAGGCTTTATGTTCTATGGAGGATCAAGGTAAGTGTTACGGATGTGAACAGCATCGTAAGGACTATAAGGCTGGGTGGAAAGGTCGTTCACGACTTTATACAAACGTTCTTATTGATGACGGCAAAGAAGATCCATACGTGGCAATTCTTTCTCAAGGTTCAAGCGGAAAGACAATTACACCTACACTAATTGAATACGCAGGAGAAATGGGTTCAATCACAAATCTAATGTGGCGTATCAAACGTTCAGGAACAAAGACGGACACAAGTTATACAATCATCCCACTCGCAAAAGATGAAACACCATTTGATTCATCATCACTCGAACTGTACGATTTGGAAACAACTGCAGTTCGTGACCTACCTTACACAGAGCAAGAAGCATTTTTTGCTGGTGAAGGCGGACACACAGAAGAAGCTTCTGCATCAAGCAGCAGCGTAGACTGGTAAATTAATTAGTTAGGGGCAGTCTATTGACTGCCCCTATTCTATTTAGTAGACTGTCAATATGAACACATACGAGATACCAGATCCATTTGAGACATTTGTTTCAAATAAGTATAAAAATTATGTAGGTGCAGTATACGATTTCTTTGCTAGAGAATGGCATATGAAATGTGGATGCTGTAAAGAAGATTTATATGCACCAACAAAAAAGATATTAACTAAAATTAGGTTATATCACACTAGAAATGAATGCTGTGGCGGATACTAATGAGCTTTGCACACCTACATGTTCACTCCTATTATTCATTAATGGATGGACTAAATTCACCTAAAGAATTATGCCAAGCAGCACTAGATGCTGGGCAAACTGCGATTGCAATTACAGACCATGGCACTCTCTCTTCACACAGAGATATGCAAATTGCCGCAAAGGAAACTGGCATTAAGCCAATTCTTGGTGTTGAGGCGTACATTTCTCCAACAGATAGGTTTGATAGATCCTCTAAAACAGACAAGTCTATTCAAGCCTATAACCATATTATTTTGCTAGCGAAAAATAAAAAGGGGTTGGAGAATATAAATATTCTACAAGAGCTAGCATGGAACGAAGGCTTTTATCACAAGCCTAGAATTGACAGAGAGGTTTTAAAAGAATATGCAGAAGGTATTATCGTATTGTCTGGCTGCCTTAACGGACTTATTAGTAAGGCTATTGAACGCCAGGAATTCTCGGAAGCAAAACTTATACTCCAAGATTTTAAGAAAACTTTTGGTGAAGACTTTTATATTGAGGTCCAATCTCATAATCCGCCAGAAATCAATTCAAAGCTTTTGGAGCTGGCTGACGAACTCAAGATAAAGGCGGTGGCAACTGGAGATGCTCACTTTGCTAAAGAAGAAGATAGAATATTAGAAGAAGCATTACTTATCCTATCAACATCTCCTAAGTTTGATAAAGATGCTGACTTTGATATGTCTAGAAATATGAAGGATATGTTAGATAGATTTAACTATCTTTATCCTGACCGTAGAATATCATTCCAAGATATGAATTTATTTATTCAAAGCCGTTCTGAGATAGAGGCAGACTTTAATAAGGCTGGAATTAATCGAACAGACATCTACGAGAATACAATGGAAATTGCAGACAAGGTAGGAGAATATGACTTCTATCAGAGCCTAGACCTTCTGCCAGTCCCAAAGACAGATGCCGATGAAAGACTAAGGGAGCTTGCTGAAAAGGGCTTAGAGAGCCTTCAGAAGGCTTCAGACCCTATTTATATGGACAGGCTTAACGAAGAGTTATCTATTATTGCTAAAAAGAATTTTGCATCTTATTTCCTAGTTGTCGGAGATATGATTAATTGGGCAAAAGAAAATGACATCCGTGTTGGCCCAGGCCGTGGTTCGGCAGCAGGCTCACTTGTGTGTTACGCACTTGGAATTACAGATGTAGATCCAATTGAATATAACCTTTTGTTTTTCAGATTTATTAATGAAGAACGTAATGACTTTCCAGATATTGATACTGACTTTGAAGATCGTCGTCGTAAAGAGGTTAAGGATTATTTAAAGAAAAAGTTTAAGCACGTCGCCTCTATTTCCACATACACTTATTTTAAAGATAAGGGCGTTGTAAGAGATGCTGCTCGTGTGTTTATGGTGCCACTTCAAGAAGTAAATCGTGCATTAAAAACTGTAGATACATTTGAAGACTTTATTGATTCTCCAAATACAAAAGAATTTAGAATGCGATACCCAGAAGTTGTGTGGCTGGCAGACAGACTACGTGGGCGTATTCGTTCAGTTGGAGTGCATGCTGCAGGTGTAGTTGTAGCAAAAGATGATCTAAGAAAGTTTGCACCAGTAGAGTCTCGTGAGGACTCACAAGACAAAGTTTCTGGGAGAATTCCTGTTGTTGCATACGATATGGATACAGTTGCTGATATCGGCCTAATTAAGTTAGATGCACTTGGTCTTAAGACATTGTCTGTAATATCTGACACACTGAAATCAATCAAGGAGAGAACAGGAAAAGAGATTGACCTTTCAAAACTTTCACTTGATGATCCAAAGGTTTATCAGATGCTAAGCGAAGGGTATACAAAGGGAGTTTTCCAAGCAGAAGCAACTCCATACACAAACCTATTGATTAAAATGGGTGTCGATAAGTTTGAAGATCTTGCCGCTTCAAATGCACTTGTAAGGCCAGGAGCTATGAATACTGTAGGCGCTGCCTATATTAATAGAAAAAATGGCAATGAGGCAGTTGACTTTAGCCACACTATTATGAAGCCGTTCACCGAGAACACATATGGTGTTATTATATATCAAGAGCAAGTTATGCAGGCATGCGTACACTTGGGAGGTATGACTTGGGCAGAGGCTGATAAGGTCCGCAAGATTATTGGAAAGAAGAAAGATGCAAAAGAGTTTGACCAGTTCAAGGATAAGTTTGTTACTGGGGCTTCAGAACACATTACTAAGAAAAAAGCAGAGGCGCTTTGGCACGACTTTGAAGCGCATGCTGGTTATTCTTTCAACCGTTCCCATGCTGTTGCTTACTCTATGCTTAGTTATTATACTGCTTGGCTTAAGTCCTATTATCCTCTTGAGTTCATGTTTTCAATTCTTAAAAACGAAAATGATAAAGACGCCAGAACAGAATATTTAATTGAGGCAAAAAGACTAGGTCTCAAGGTATTACTTCCACACGTTAACGAATCGGGACTTAATTTTTCTTTACAAAAAGATTCAATTAGATTTGGCCTATCTGAGATAAAATTTATTTCAGACAATATTGCAAACAAGATAATAGAAAGAAGACCTTACAGTGATTATGCTGACTTTATTGAGAAAGCATCGAAGAAAGGTTCTGGCATTAATAGCCGTGCTGTTACTGCTCTTAACTCCATCGGCGGTGCTGCGTTCCCTGATAACAAAAGGCAAGGAAATGAAAAAGACAACTACTACGAGTATTTAGGAATTCCAACATTTAATCTTGAGGGTATTCCTCCAAGAATTAAAGCGCAGGCAAGACCTATTAATGAGTTTGACGACCTGGGATCGTTTGTAATGTTTGGAATGGTAAAGTCTATCAAGCGAGGAAATGGCTGGGCCAGAGTAGAACTTGTAGATGAAAGCGGAACTGTTGGTCTATTTCATACCGAACAAACTCAAATTGAAACAAACCAGATGTATTTTATTTTGGTGGGGGACAATCGAATTGCAAGGTATGTTAAAGTTACCGACATAGATCCAAAGTCTAACGACCTATTTGTTGACTACCTATATAGGAAAGAATACGATTTAGAAGAAGATGAGTATATTGTAGTAAACTTTACTCCCTATACGACCAAAGCTGGAAAGCAGATGAGCCACCTAATCTTATCAAATAGAGATAAGCAGCTCACAAGAGCTATTGCATTCCCAGCAATGTATAAAATGACACTAGCTAAAATGCGTGAGGGAATGAAGTGCAAGGTAACATTATCTAAACTGGATGATGGAACATTAAGTATCAAGGAGATAAAATGACAGAAGAGATTAAGGTATCTACTGCCGAAGAAGTATTTGGAACATTAAGCGTACCAAAGATTTTAATTGCAGCAATACAAACGCTAGGGAAAATTGTAGTCCCAACCGATTTGTTTATAAACGCTGGAACAGAAGATCAAGAATTACAAGTTGATTACAACTCAGATGATCAAACATTTACATTTACACTAAAGGAATTAAATGAATCAGGATTCAATAACGACCAGCTCATTGAAAGTTTCGAGTAAAGACGTAGAACTAGTAACAGACTATGGACTTGATGTCCTTTCTGCGATTCTGCACGAGACTGCGATAGAAAAAGGATTTTGGAACAACCCAAAGAATTTTGATGTATTTGGAAACAAGCTTGCATTAGTTCATTCAGAAGTAACAGAAGTCCTTGAAGCAATTAGAAAGAATAAGGGATCCGAAGAAATTGTTGAAGAAATGGTTGATATTCTAATTAGAACCCTTGACCTGTATGCGTCTATGCGAAATGCTGGATTTGTATCTCATAGTTTAGATGAAATTCTATTTAAGAAAATGGAAATAAATAAGGCTCGTCCAGCACTTCACGGCAATTTATTTTAATGATATAATTGTACAAAAGAGAGAGAAAAAATGACTATAGCAATAGATGATATTCTAGCAGGACTAGATCCAAAAACAAGGGCAAGAGTAAAAGCCGCACAAGATGTAAAGGTTGAAAAGCAAAAGACGCCCAGCATTGGCCTTAATATGGCGCTTAAAGGCGGGCTTGGCTATGGTCGACAAGTTCTTGTTTGGGGAAATAAGTCTGCAGGAAAGTCTTCGTTTTGCTTACAGATGATTGCTCTTGCACAAAAAGAAGGAAAGACTTGCGCCTGGATTGATGCTGAAGCTTCATATGACCAGGCATGGGCAGAGATGCTAGGAGTAGATTCATCTTCCCTTATTTATTCTCCAGCAAAGACTGTTAACGACATGGTTGATGTTGCTACAAAACTTATGGATGCTGGAGTAGACATTATAGTTGTTGACTCAATATCTGCACTATTACCAGCAATTTATTTTGAAAAAGATGGAAATGAAATGAAGGATTTGCAAGACACCAAGCAAATCGGCGCTGAAGCAAAGGATATGACTCACGCAGTCAAGATGTTAAACTATGCAAACAAGAATACACTATTGGTACTCATCTCACAGCAAAGAAATCAATTTGGATCTATGCATGCTTCCCATATCCCAACAGGGGGAATGGCAGTCAAGTTCTTTTCTTCAACGGTCATTAAGTTATGGTCCTCAGAAGCTGAAGCAAATGCGATTAAGGCGGGCATTAAAGTTGGTGACAAGATCATTGAACAAAGAGTTGGCAGACCAGTCAATTGGATTATTGATTACAACAAGCTCGGCCCCCCTAACCTTTCAGGGCAATACGACTTCTATTACCAAGGAGAGTCCCTAGGGGTTGATCTGGTCGGAGAGACGCTTGATGTTGCAGAGATGGTCGGTGCAGTTGAAAAGGGTGGAGCTTGGTACACGGTAAATGGAGAAAGACTTCAGGGTCGTGCTAAAGCTGTGACTTATTTAAGAGATAACCCAGATGTAGTTGAAAAGCTTATTGAGGATATCAATGCCAAATCTTAATGAATTTTTAAACAAGACCACCATTGAGTCTGTTTCTCTTGATGACAGGGTTGAGGTTATACAGCAAATTAGACCCTGCTCAAAGTGCGATTTATATGTTGACTCTTATAACTTTAATAACCAAACAATGGAGATGAGTTGGGTATGTAAAGATGGACATGAGACAAGGTATAGTGTTGGGTAATGTCAGAAAGATCAGAAGTTAAAAGAGACGGCGCAAAAGCACAGAAGAATTCTGGGCGTGGAGATTATCAAAAGGGTGATGCACAATGGAAGCAGTTCCTTGTAGATTACAAAGAAGCAGGATCATCATTTACTCTAAACAAAGATAGCTGGGCAAAGATTTGTACAGATACCTTTAAAGTAAATAGAGATATGCATCCAGCACTAAAAATTATTATAGGAAAAGATTCAAAGGTTAGGTTAGGGATTATTGAATGGTCGATTTTAGAAGAACTTATACAGTTTTGGGAGGAAAATTATAATGGCTAAGCATACAGTTATTAATATTTTGTCTAAAGAAGAGTGTGAAGTATATGTAAATAAGATAGACTTGCTAAGTGAGCACTGGAGGAAAAGAGTTGTTGGACCTACACACCACTATACGTTAGGGACTGCAACATATCTTGATATAGAGCCATACGGAGATGTAACTGAAGAACGAATTAATTTAATTAAAGAAAGCAATAGTCTACTGCAAAAGAATTTTTCAACCCTATATAATAAGGTTTTGCATTATATAGAAAAAGAGTACGGTCCAGCCGAGCTAGTTGTAGATGGTCCCATCCCAGGATTTTTTATTTATGGGGAAGCAAGACCAAATGATATTGTAGAAGAGCCAGAAGAGCCACGGCGTGGCAGGGTGTCTTTGCATACAGACGGACAAGAGAGATGTCTTGAGTATATATGGTCTAGATATAGCGATGTAGAAGAAGAGACAATTGCGTTTACACTTGCCCTAGAGATGCCAAAGAATGGTGCATCATTTTTGTTATGGGATCAAGAAGACTTCGGATTTTATTCAAGCTCTGAGTCTTCAAAGCTTTATAAAGAATATGATTATAATGAAAACCCATACAATGAAAAAGTTTTTAATGAAAGCATTTTAAATAAAATACCAGAGGTGATTGATCATATCCCAGGCAACATGTTAATTCAAAGCGGAGAGCAGTGGCACTCAGTTGGGTTTTCAACAGCGCCGTTTAGTACCGATAGAAGAATTACTTTACAAGGATTCGGTGTAAAGTGCGATGGAATCTGGAGGCTATTCTTCTAATGACTATGTTTTTATTAGGTTTAATGATAGGTTTTATTACTGGATACCCACTAGGGCTATTCATAGATTACTGGGACAAGAGGATTAAAAATGACAGAGGATAAGAATACCCTACAGCTTATTAGTGATATTACGGAGTTCAATGACCTTCATGAGTATATGAAGGACGAGCATCTTGATAAAGCTCTTGCAATTGTTGTAAAAATCCTAATGAATCCAGAAGTTCCATCTGCAAAAGCTCCAGTTTTAATTATGGAACTTCAAGCAATGTCGACAAAATTTGGAGTCATGGCTTCTGTATATTCTACTATTGCAAAAGATAAAGCTGGTACAGTAAATAACAATAAGAAGAACGTATATTATTCAGTAAAGGAGTCTATAGACAAACTTGTAGATGCACTTAAGTATGTGGTTAGGTATAACTAATGATTCAAAAAAGAATTATGCTGGTGTTTATTTTTATTGGTTCAGCAATAGGATTGTTTGTTTTAAATTCTAATCAACCAGAGTGCATTAACCTATACGTAGACTACGGAAATAATTCTACAGTAGAAAAGAAATGCGTCGGTGCCAGTGGTAAAGTTAATTCTTTAGATCTATTAAAGACAAATGGGTATAATATAGAGGGAACAGTAAAGTATGGAAATGCTGTTGTCTGCAGAGTAAATAATTTTCCCAACAACAGTGTTGAAAAATGCCAAGACATGCCACCAGAAAATGCATATTGGGCCGTGTTAGTAAAAAAGAATCAGGCCTTGCCATTTCCAAGAAATGAATGGGGCTGGGCACAAAAGGGAATTAATGAAACTTTTGTCGAACCAGGAGACCACCTTGGCCTAGTATTTTCTACTAAAGGAGAAGTAAGATGGCCGTAGAATTATTAGAAGAAAAGGTTAAGAATAAATCTTTTCCAGTATTAATTATTGCTCAGCTTTTTATAACAGTTTTTGCTTTATCTGTAGTTAATGAAATTGCAGTAGATGTTTGGCGTTCTTTAAGGGGTCATTGATGGTAACACTAAGTAAAATTTATACTAAAACTGGCGATGATGGGCAAACCTCTAACGCTAATAACGAAAGGGTGTCTAAGACTAGCCCTATAATGGAAGCGATAGGTGCTGTAGATGAGGCCAACTCTGCTATTGGAATGGCAACCGATGAGTATAATGATATTATTGAAAGAGTTCAGAGCGACTTGTTTGATCTTGGTGCAGAGCTTGCAGGTGCCCCAACAATAACAATATCTGAAAACAGAGTGACATATTTAGAAAATGTAATTGATGACTACAATGAATATCTAGAGCCTCTTAGATCTTTTGTTTTACCAACAGGCCCACTGCACAATGCAAGGACCGTTGTAAGAAGGGCAGAGCGTGAGGTTTGGAAGATCGAAAACGTAAACCCAAACATTGCTAAGTATTTAAATCGTCTATCAGACTTATTGTTTGTTATGGCTAGATATCATAATAAAGGAAAAGAAAAGTTGTGGGTACCAAATAATGGCTAGAGATATTGTAAAGAACCTTAAGTTTAAAAAACATACTGGAAAGTTCTTTGACCCAGAAAAATTTGCAGATCTACTTGACAAGTCTTATAGGGATACCAAACGTGCAGATGGATCAATGACTAAGAAAACATTTAGTCCAAGTTCTTTAGGTTATGGTCACGGAAAGTGTCCTAGATACTGGTATATGGCATTTTCTGGAGCAGTATTTATTGACGATAATGATGCTGTAGCAATTGCTAACATGGCGCAAGGAACACAGGCTCACGAAAGACTTCAAAAACTTATATCGACTATGCCTGAATGGCGGGCGGAAGAAGAAGAGATAGTTAATGAGTATCCACCGATTAGAGGATTTATAGACCTAATTATGGAATATGATGGCGAAACGGTAATTGGAGAAATTAAGACGGCAAAGCAAGAGGTATGGGATACTCGTCAATCAGAGATGAAGTCATCAGCAAACCATATGCTTCAGCTACTTACCTATATGAAGCTAAAGAATGCTAAAGAGGGATTCTTTTTGTATGAGAATAAAAATACACAAGAAATATTAATCATACCAATTTCAATGAATGAGAAGAATAAGAAGATCATTGAAGATGCATTCCTCTGGATGCAAGAAGTATACGACAACTTTAAAGACGGCGATATCCCCATGAGACCTGCTGGGGCAACTAAGTCTAAAATGCCTTGTACATATTGTCCTATCAAAAAGGAATGCTACAGTAAAGATACCCCGATTGGTACAGTTCAGATTGAGCTGTTTGAGGTTCCAGTTATATGATATGCATAAACCTAGAATGTAAAAAAGAGTTCAACGCAAAAACTCATAACCAAAAGTATTGTTCTGACGAGTGCTGTAGAATTGCAACAAATAAAAGGATCATGGAAAAATACTATGAAAAGAAGGCAATTAAAAATGGTGCAGTTAGACATTGCAAAAAATGTAAGTCTGATTTAAGTAGGTATAATGCAGAAAATATTTGCTCTTCTTGTCAAAAAATTAACTACAAGAAGACAAAAGATTTAGTTGCAGAGATTATAAATGAAATTAGCTAGCCTAGTAAAGACAAAAGCAAATAGGGTTTTGGGCATAGATGCCTCTACAAACTCTATAGCTTTTTGTTTAATGGAGGACGATGTTCCTTTAAAATGGGGCAAGATTAATCTAGTTGGTGAAGATATATATGAAAAAATTTACGATGCAAAAAACAAAATGGCAATGATGTTAGATGAATTGAAGAGTGATTATATTGCTGTAGAGGGTGCGATACTTGTCAGATCACCCGATGCTGTGATAAAATTGTCTTATGTCTATGGAGTTGTTATTGCTGAGCTTATGTCTACTGGTGCTAAGGTTATTACTATTAGCCCATCCTCGTGGCAGGCGTACATTGGCAACAAGAATCCGACAAAAGATGAGAAGTCTGCAATAAGATTATTGAACCCAGGCTACGCAGAATCCTGGTATAAAAATCAATTAAGAAATATGAGGAAGCAGAGAACTGCTGACTACTTTAACAAGAAGTATGGTTTAGAAATTGTGGATTTTGATGTTGCAGATAGCTTTGGTATTGCACATTATAGTAACCAGGTGCTTACTAAGCGATGAAACTTTATCAGAGTAAAGATTGGCTGTACAGAAGGTACATAGTACAAAAGAAAACGGTTACAGAAATAGGTAAAGAGTGCGGTGTCTCTGCTATGACCATACAGAGATATTTACAAGAGTTTGGACTGCTAAGAAAAAAATGAGCGACTACCCAAATAAATCGGGCGGGTACCAGGCATGGATAACCGACCTTCAATTAATTGCAACAGATGCACCATCAGGACAAAAAATTATTGTTGAGTGTTTAGAGATGGCAGAGATGCTAATTAAAAAGAATGTGTCGTATGGAAACTCGGCGCTAGATCCAATTCGTATATTTTCAAAGGCGGATTCAAAAGAACAGATTAGAGTCCGTATTGATGACAAGCTAAATAGAATTCAGAATGATCAGGCCTTTCCTGGAGATAATGATATTGATGATCTAATTGGATACCTTATCCTTCTTAAAATTGCCAACAAGTCCTAGTCAACTAAAACGTGGTATAATTTATATATGAGCGAATTAGAGCCAGCAGTACATTTTGACCGCATGAATAAGGTCGTAGAAGAGCTTTTGAAGGGCAATTCAGCAACCCAGATAGCAACTATCACTGGGTACTCAAGGAAAGAAGTTCTAGAGTACCTAGACGAGTGGAAGTCTGTTGTGCATAACGATAGCAATATTCGTGACCGTGCAAGAGAGGCAATATCTGGAGCGGACCAACACTACGCAATGCTCATCAAAGAGGCCTGGAAAACCGTAGAGGACGCAGATACCCAAGGCCAACTAAATGTTAAGGCGGGAGCCTTAAAGCTTATAGCAGATATTGAAACAAAAAGAATAGCAATGCTTCAATCAGTGGGAGTATTAGAGAATACAGAGATTGCATCACAACTTGCAGAGACTGAAAGAAAGCAAGAGATACTTGTAGGTATACTTAAAGAAGTTACCGCAGGGTGTCCTAAATGCAAGATGGATGTTGCAAAGAGATTGTCTCAGATAACTGGAATAGTAGAGCCTGTGTATATAGATGCAGAGGTTACAAGTAATGTTTAATAAAGATGGATTTGAAAAAATAGGCGAAGATATATATGTGTATCATAATTTTGTTACAGAAGAAGAATGCAATTCTATTGTAGATATTGCCAAGTCCCTTACAGAAGAAGAATGGGTTGGAAGATTCAATACTACTGGAGAAGGTCATAAGACATCCAATAGATCCATAGACCATCTAATTCCAATAAAGAAGAGGCTGTCTGACAAACTAGAAGAAGGAATATATCTAGCAGAAAACATTAGCATTGTGCGGATGAGAAAAGGTGCAACCTGGGGATTACATTCAGATAATCATGACTTCTTAGACTTAATAGCAGCAAGCAAACTTTACACTGAGGGACAAGAGTACACATTAGAAAAAAATAATATATGGGGCCTCGTCATGTACTTTAATGATTTCGATGGAGGAAGATTGTTTTATCCAAATCAAGGCATAGAATATCAACCTAAAAGAGGTGATTTAGTAATACATAGCTCAGAAGAACATTGTCTTCATGGAGTAGATGAATTAAAGAGTGATGTTAGATATTCACATTCAAATAATTTATTTAACTATATAAAAGTACCGAAAGGGATTTAATGTCATTTGATTTTTCTGATTTAATTGATATCCTTGACGGCGAAGAGTTTGAAGAAAAGCCTGTAGACTTACGTACATTTGTCAATGATCCAAACTACTTAGGTCTTCCAGAACTCTCAGAATATCAATATACTTTAATTGAAAAAAGTTCACAGATATATAAAGAGTCTACATTAAAAAAATTGTTCGGAGAAGAAGAAGGCCATACCAGATTTAAGCAAACGGCTAACGAAGTAGTAGCCCAGCTCGGCAAAGGTTCTGGAAAAGATTATTGTTCAACAATTGCTGTAGCCTATATAGTATATTTACTATTATGCTTAAAGGATCCTGCTACATATTACGGTAAACCTCCAGGGGACTCTATTGATATTATTAATATTGCTATAAACTCTCAGCAGGCAAGCAATGTATTTTTTA